CAAGCGGGCGTATGCTTCGCAGTCGCGGCGCTGCCCCTCGATGCTCTGCTCGGTCTGCCCGCTGCCGCCGCTGTATCTGTAATAGGCGACCAGCCGCACTTCGCCGCCCTTGTTGAATTTTCTTTTTGCCATATCTTGAGTGTCCTTTCAGGTAATCGTCTCATTGGCCTGCGGATTAGACGAAAGCGCAAGGCGTGAGACGAAAAATCATAAATCACTGCAGGATCATATAAATACAGTTTCATTTATAGCCCGTCAGGCTTCGGCCCGGCGGGCTTTTTCTTTTTGCAAATTTTACGAAAATAAAGAATAAATGAAGCAAAACGGAATAAACTGAGGGACTTTCAGAAAATGCTTCAAAAAAGTAATGAGCGCCCGCGTGTTATCCTAACTATCGGAAGGAGAGGATAGCACGCGGGATGTTCCCTTGCTTGACAAGGGAACATCATGGATTCTATTCGCTTACACTTTGGTAGTTTCTGCGCTTTCTGCGCGTTGAGCATGACGGTTCAAAACGAAGTCCACGGTTTCTTTATCGGACGCAGGAAGGTTGTGATATTTTTCCAGCGCGGATACATCGTCGATGGAGAAAGACGGCCTGTCAGAATACGGCTCAATGCGCCCGGCAACAAGAGCATCCAGTGAGATTCCGAGAAACTGACATACGCGGATCATATTTTCGACGCGAGTATTCATTACACCACGGCGAAGGATACCGTCAATGGTTGTATAAGGCAATCCGATTGCAACGGAGAAATCTTTTACAGTCCTATATTGTTTCAGGATGTAGGATTTCAAAAGTTCTTCTCTGGTCATAGTGTAGGCTCCCTTCTTTATTTATATTGTAGTCCTAGAATTAGGAAAAATCAATGCCGAACATCCGAAAAATAAAAAGAATTTTCTAAAAATAGTATTGAAACGGTTGACAAATACTAATTCTAGTGCTATAGTGGTCGCAAATACGAAACTTAGGATTGGAGGATGGCGCAATGGTATATCCGCTGGCTGAAAAGTATCTGCGTATCAGTGGCAAAACGGTAGAAGAACTGGCGGAAGAAGTCGGGACTTCCCGCAGTACGATGTACTACAAACTGAATGGCGGCTCAGACATGAGCGTGAAAATGGCTATCAAGGTCAAGGCGGCTTTGGGTGCAGAGGAAGGCATTGAAAAGCTCTTTGCACGCAGCGACGAACCCGAAAAGCAGGAGGGCGAAGCGCATGACGCTGAAACCTGAACACATTGTAGAAGCGCTGAACAAAACGCCGGAGCTGAAACGTCGCCTGATCCTGCGGATCATGGAAGAACTGCTGGACAGCGAAGCCTTTATGGAAGCGTACCCGCGCTTGTATGACCCGGCAGCGGCAGAGGCTTCACCGGAGTATAGGGAAAAGGTACGCGAAGAACTGGCGCAGATCATCGTGCGGCTGTTCCACAAAAACAAAGTTCGCCCGGACGATGCCGAAGAAGCATTGAACCGGGCGAGAGGAACTTATTTGGAAATGTATGTCCACTCCGATAAATCGTGAGGGAGTTCTTCCAGATTTGAAGCATCGGGGCAGCCGGTGGCACGGCAGTATACATTGTCTGCTTCAATCTGTGGAGTGGGGCAGGCTTCCCAGATAATGCCGTTGTACAGAAATCCGAACAGGCCGTCACCGGTTGGGACGATATACAACGGGCCGATAGAAGAATGGTAGACCCACATATTTATAACGCCTCCTTTCCGACTGATTATAGCACGGCGGGGAGGGGAGAGACAACAAGCAGGAGGGCGGAGCGCATGACGCTGAGACCTGAACACATTGAAGAAGCGCTGAACAAAAAGACGTTTGATGAAATCGACCCGGACGAAGTTCTGAAACATTACGGCTACAAGCCGGAAGAAGTTCATTGCAACGGCGTCGGGATCGGTGTATGGCGCAAGGAAGAAGCGTTTCAGAAGTTGGGGGACATCGGGGCATTCATGAGGTTTGTTGACCATAAAGCAAAAGCCCGGATCGAGTTCAACTACGACCCGGACTTTCCAGCGGCGTTGCTTATTACACACGCCGCCACAAAGACGTAAGATCAGTTTCCCAGAAGCGTGCATTTGCATCCTTGAGGAAAACAAGGAGAAGATTCAAAGTCCTCTGGCGATGTCCAGCAAACCTCTGCGGATTCAAGGCCGGATGTTCCAACCTTTTCAAAGACTTCCCATGCGTACTGTTCCATTTTCTTACAAGCTGCTATACGTTCAGATATGGGTAGTGCGCGAAGATCGACAAAGTAGTATTTCATAAATTCACCCCCCTCCCCATTTTATATGTTCAAATTATAGCACGGCGGGGAGTACAAGCACAACAAGGAGCACGAGGGTATGAGCAAATGGCCGAAAAGATGAAGCCGGACAAGCTGATGCTGGATGTCCGGCAGGCCGACGCCGCGGGGCTGTCCTACGGCAGGTGGAGATTTGAAGAAACCGAGCGTATTCGCAAGGAAAAAGAGATCATCCGCCGTCAGTGCGAAGAACGACGGCGTCGGCGAGATGAAGCCCTATCTGGCAAGGGCTGAAAGAACACGCCAGAGCGGCCCGCATGGGCAGGCGGTATGTCCGACACCGCCTTTATATGGTGCGGCCAGTGCAGGCGGGGAGCGTCAAGCCCTGCTGCCCGGTGTCAACTCCGGGGCGCACCTCCATATCCGAAGATTCACCTGCAAGCAGAAAGGACAAAAAGTATGGCATACGCATTCATTCACGGGGAAGCCACGGACGATGGCGCAAAGGTCGAGTTCAAGGGCAACGGACTTGATCTGCTGGATTTGACAATTCAGATCGTGGGCAGCGTTGTGGCGAAGGTTCCCGAACCGACTCGTCCGTACATCATCAAGAAGATTCAAGAGAAAATTCCTGATGCAGTGCAGAAAGATTTGGAAGCACAGGGAAAGGCGGCCCCGGCAGAGAAGAAGGAAAAGCCTCCCGTTGGCGAGACGGTGGGGTTCCGCATGGCCCGGCAGTTCGCAGAAACGGAGCCGGGCTTCAAGGACTTCGTTGTGGCGCTGGCTAACAAACTGCAGAACGGTTGACCTTGGGGGACAAAGCATGAACTGCAATGTGGAAATTATGGCCGTGGGGACGGCTGATGGTCTGGAAGTCAGCATTCACGGCGGTTCGGTTGGCATGATGACGGCGGCAGAGCTTATTGTGGCCCGTGTCCTCATGGCGGTAGCCGATGACGAGGAAAATCTGGCAGGTCTGAAAGACAGTATGTTTGAGATCATCAATGAAATGGTCAAGGACTGTTGGGCTGAAAAGACGGCCAAGACGGAAGCCGAAAAAGAAGCTGCAGTGAACCAGCTGAAAGCCTTTGTGGCAATGCTCTTTGAACCGGAGGACTGACACAGGACGGTTCCAATGGCGGGAGGAACGAAAACAAAACCCGCTGCCAGAAATACAGGCAGAAAGGCGGGGGAGTGTGAGCGGTGAATTTACGCCCTTTGTGGCGGCGTCCATGCGGGAAATGCTTTTGGATATGCTCGAAAAGCACCCGGAGATTTTCGACAGACCGACAAGATACCCGGAGGGCCGGGCAGAATTTTTGAAACAGAAGGAGCCGAACAATGGATAACGAAAAACTGTATGAGGACATGAAGCCGAAAGAAAAGTTTGAGGTTCTCTGGGTGGAGAGCGGCCTTGCTGATCGTCCGGGAGCGGAAAACCTCTGGCAGCAGATGGTGGCTTTGGGATTCTTTGAAAAGCCTGCCAGCATTAAGCACCATTCCAACCATCCCGGCGGTCTGTGAGAGCACTCGGTTTGTGTGGCAGAGGCGGCAATGGAACTGTGCAGAACGAATCACGCTTTCAAAAAGTGTCACCGGAATGAAGTTCTTGCGGCGGCGCTCCTGCACGACTATTGCAAGGTGGGCAAGTACCGCGATAAGGGCAACGGCGAGTACGAATACTTTGACGCAGGTCTTGTGGGTCATGGAGAAGGAAGCGTCATCATGGCACAGCAGTACATCAAGCTGACGGCGCGGGAGATCGTGGCGATTCGCTGGCACATGGGAGCATACAGCGGGTCGCAGGACTGGGATACGCTCAGTGCTGTTTATGACCGCTACCCGGAAGCCCTGTGTCTGCACTTCGCGGATATGATCGCTACACACTACGACGAAGTTCCTTTCTGAGGATGCAAATGAAGGTACATAACAGAAGTCCCACCGAAAAAGCCCTGCACAAAAATGAACAGTGCAGGCATACGTTCGAGATAACCCACAAGCGGTGTGCGCCGTGCAGTGGATATGACACGAACTGTGAACGTTACGAAAAGACCAAGGGTGCTGCTGATACAAAAACATCTAAGGTGTAAATGAGCCGCCACGCACCGCGTCAGCGCGGCGGCTTTTATATGGCGCGGGGCTGATCCTTGAAACGACGCAAGGAAAAGCCGCCTGCGGGGCCGCACCCCGCCCGCGCCGCTTTGCTGCAGGTATTCATGGAAGCCGGTGCGTTTGTCCATAATTTGGCGCACCGGCAGGGGCAGAGGGTGCCGTATGGCGGCGTTTCTCCCGTGTAAGCTGGTGCAAGACCACGCTGCCTTTCTGCCAAGCTACGCCCGCATGACAGTGCGGAAACCGATTTGGGCGTGCACGCCGCATGAGCGAAGAAATGCCTTGTCCGATCCACCCAAGCCAAAGGTGGAAGGTCTGCTTGACCAAGACCGGCCCGCCGCGCTGCTCTCTTGCGCGGTGGGTTCTGATATGCGGGTGTAGCAAGGAAGTTGTCCGCCGTCCTGATCCCCCATCGGTAGGCAAGCCGGTTCGATTCCGGCCACCCGTGCAAGAACTATGAAAAAATCAATAGGAGGTAAAAAGAGTGCTTTACGTCGATGCAATAAGGATTTTGGAGAAAATTGCACAGGCGAGATTCCTTCACGCGACAATGCCGAAACAAGAAGAAATCGAAGAAGCGATTAAGGTTGTGGCAAGTCAGGTGACGGTTCAGGCTTGTCCGGGCTTCGCGCTTCATGCCGCACTGTGGTGGTTGGCAATTAAATCTAAAGAGGCAGAAGAATGATTCATTTGGGCGACATCACTAAAATCCATGGAGACCAGATTGAACCCGTGGACTGCATCACGTTTGGTTCGCCCTGTCAGGATTTGTCCACGGCAGGCTTGAGAGCGGGCCTTGAGGGTAAAAATTCCGGCCTGTTCACAGAAGCCATAAGAGTTATTGCAGAAATGAGGGTTGCCACAAATGGAATGTATCCAACTTTCGCTATCTGGGAAAATGTTCCCGGAGCTTTCAGCTCAAACGGTGGAGAAGATTTCAGAACCGTGCTGGAAAAACTTGCCCGCGTGGCAG